AGTCGGCCAAGGTCGCGCCGTTTACTGGCTTGGGGCGTACCGTGCAGGGCATGGACCACATGTTGGAGAACCCGCCACCCGGCTTAGACGTGCTGGTAAAGACGCGATCCGTGACGGTGACGGACTTCCAAGACGGGGCGACGGGGTAGGTCTTCACGTTGCTGAACAGGGACCAGACCTTGCCCTTGGGGGCCTTACACGACCCGCCCATGAGACTTAGATCGGCAATGCTGGCACCCTTGAGGACTGGGCATACTGAGACACCCATAGGGAACGTGTTGCCGTTAACCTTTACCGTCTTACCGGGTACCGCCACCGTCGCGCTGGAGGCGCAGAGGGCGTAGGGGTTGTGGCAGATGGCAAGGGACGGCGAGGCGTCAGCCGGGGTTGCGGCGAAGAGGGCGAGGACGATCAGGGTCTTCTTCATCATTACACCGTGGCGAACGTCATGTTGATCTGGTCGATGGTAAGGTCGAGTTGCATTATTTAGTCTCCAGTGCTTCTAGGCGGGCGGGTGATGGTCAGCTATAGAAGCTTTCAAGGCTTCGTTTTCAGAATACCTGTTCATGGATTGATATCGTTCGGGCGGGGTTGGTGGGGGCGGTTATCGTGTGGTATGGGCAGAACTTTGCCGTCCTCGTCAACGCATGGCTCTCCGGGCATCGCTTCACAAGTCTGGCAAAGAAAATAGTCGTTCTGTGTTGGAGGCATCTGGTTCTCCTTTAACCTGCAATCGTCGTAATGGTCCATTTAACAGTCTGCGTACCGCCCACGTTAGGCAGATACACCTGAAAGTTCGACCCAGAGGCTTGAACGGAAATGTTGCTTCCGACTGTCAACGTCGTGGATGCGTAGCTGCCGCTGTCGGTGTGAACGAGCATCGAGGCGCTGTAGGAAGCCACGGCAAAATTGAATTGTGCGGTGCAGAGGAAGGTGCTGACGCCGCCGGGGATCGTAGCAACCGTGGTCCACGTCAAGACCGGAACACTTGCCGTTCCGTGGGAGGATGTAAACGACGAAGCTTGGAGCGCACCGCTAAAATTACCCGCAGCCGCCGTCATCGTTCCAGTAAGGGTCGGGCTTGCCGACAACACCATGTTGCCCGTGCCGGTAACGGCATTAGAAAGCGTCACGCCGCCGTAGGTCAAAGCACCAGAAAGCGTAGTGGCCCCTGAGTTGGTTACGGTACTGCTAAACGTACTTGTTCCAGTCACAGCCAGAGCATTAGTGCCTATGGTCGCGCCGCCCAGCGCCAAGGACGTACCTGTAGCCGCGCCAATCGCGGGCGTTGTGAGCGTCGGGCTGGTACTTAGCACCATATTGCCGGTGCCGGTGACGGCATTGCTGAGAGTGACGCCGCCGTAGGTCAAAGCACCAGAAAGCGTAGTGGCCCCTGAGTGGGTTACGGTACTGCTAAACGCACTCGTCCCCGTCACAGCCAGAGCATTAGTGCCGATGGTGGAACCGCCAAGCGCCAAAGACGTTCCCGTAGCTACACCGAGCGTAGGGGTAGTCAAAGACGGGCTAGTGGCGAGAACAACGGACCCTGAACCAGTGCTGGTATTGCCCAGCATCGTGGCTATTTCAGCCGGATAAGTTACAAACGCATATGTAGTGTTGCCGCTAAGGGTAATCTTTGTCGTACCGCCAGCACTGGAGGCGTACACTGTATCGCGCGAAAGCGTAGTGCCAGACGCAGTATAGGTACCGATACCAACTTCCCAGTTGCTACCGTCTACGAGCGTGTAATACGTCGTATTGCCGTTACCTATAGCCGAAAACGACTGGTAACCGGCAACGCTACCCGAAAGAGTAACAGTACCAGTACCAGCCGTAGTCGTCGTCTGCTGTACGCGATCTGCGACTACAAGAGCCATTAGGAAATCCTAATAATAGCCGTCGTGTTGGTAGCGGTTGGGAAAATGATCGAAAAGTCGCCGTTGCTAGCAGTCTTGTCCGCACCAAAATCCAGAACACACACCGCAGCGTTCGTCAGCGTAGTATTGGCGTTGCTATTGGCCTTCGGCGTGGTGTTATAGATAAGCGCACCACGAGCCGTGAACGACGCGTTCGAGAAAGTAAGGGTGCTGAAGTTCGTGTACCCCGTACCAGCCGAAGAGCTAGTGTTAACTGTCGTAACACCAAGATTAGTCAGCGCGTTGCCACCGGCAGTATAATTCGTACCGGAAGTCGACACCTCGTTAGAGGATGTGTACGCCGTAGTATTGGCGTCGATAGTAGCCGACGAAGTATACAGCGCCAGCTTAAAGGTGCTGGCACCGGTCTGACCGGCAGGACGAAAATCGTGCACGGCCAAAAGAATTTCGGCCTTGAAGCTAGAGCACATAGCTTGCGTAATTGCCATTGTAGTTCTCCTTAAGTATCCAGAATTTTAACCAGCTCGGGGTAGCCTGCTTTCTGGAACTTGCTAACCAGAGTAACGTTATGAGACCGAACGGCCTCATTCATATAGTACACCAACACCGCACGGATGTTATCCTTGAAGGCTTCTGCCTGTTCTCTGATAGCAGGGTGCGCGTTACTACCTACATGTACAATCTTATCCAGTGCGCGTTCAGCAATCTCCTCGGGTGTAAACCCGCGATTGTGCGTGGTCTGCACCATCACATTGCCGACATCGACACCAAAAACCAAAGACATATCGCTCATTTAACGGGGTACCTAACCTGTTGTGTGCGGTACATATCCTGCCGGTTCTTCCCTTCGCCAAGCTCCTTGAGCATCGCCATAGCTTCGTCGTACCGCTTCTGGTACTCTGTAATAACGTCCTGCTCACCCTTCATAAAAGTATAAGCTTCCAAAAGTGAGCCGTAGAGAAGAACAGAATCAAAGTTATCACCCAGCCATGACGTACCCGCTTCGACTATGGACGGCGGGTAGTAGAAATAGTGAAGTTCCATCAAGTAATTGACATCCGGCGTAGGGCCTAGGATATACGAATTCTGATCGAACATGGCGTAGTGGGTGGGCTTGCCAGTGGTCGCCGGATACGGAAACGCTTCACGGATGAAGTTAACGTCCTTATTCAGCAGGTAATCATAACCACCAGTAACCGGGTCAATCACTGCGAGTGAATAATTAGCCAGCCAGTCCGTAGGCACCGTAAGGTACATATTAGAAGCCGTAGCGTTACCAGTCACATTCTTGCGCAGGTCAAGCAACTGCACCGTGTTGTAGATGCGCTGCTCGGCTTCCTGAATAAACGTATTGATCTGCTGAGTAGACGTAAGCCCACCCGTCCCCGAACTATTGGGGAAGTCGTTTTCAGTATAAGCCTGAATAGTGCCTACAAGCGTGGCGTAGTTCACAGATTACCCCAGTTTGCTGCTGCTTTTAGTACCCTTGGTAGCCGCGCCCGTACCACGGGTTTTCACCGTCTGGGTATTAGGCACGTTATTCGGGTAACCGCTATTACCGTTAATCGGCACCGACTTGGGGTCCCGGTAAATCTTCTCAGCCATATTAAATCCCCGTCTTACGAACAGGCCGCATGTGCTTGCGCTGGTTCATGACTTTAGCCATGCCACGGCCCATAGCCTTCATCTGCGCACCAGTTTTACCACCCTTAGCCAACTTTGTCAGCGGCTTGCCGGGATGGTCATGCCGTTCGTGCTTATGGATCATGGCCTTAATCATGGCCTTGTCCTGCTTGATATCGCTCTTTGAAGATTCCTTAGCCACTGTAACTCTCCTTAAGTTTGTATGGTCACTGTACCTACCTGACCTTGTGCTACCAGATCATTCACAAGGCCAGACAAATTCAACGGGTTGTTCAATCCGACAGGGTCCCACCCCCACTGTATAACACGACTACCACCGGACGGCGTACCAAAGGCTATCTCCGCAGACGGGTCTGGCGGGCTCACCGTAAGAACCTGAAGTCCTGTCAAACCCGCTTGGAGGTAAGTTGTATCACGCCGGGGGTTACGAAGGGCTTGGGGGTCGTCGACTGGGTACATACCCAACTGAAGCTGGGGTTGATCGGGTTCCCAGCAGGTGGGGCATACAATCTGGTTTACGTTCTTGGTCTTGATAACAAGCTGCCGCAGTTCTTTCAGTTTATATTGAAAGCCGCAGCGATCACATTCTGCGATAGCCCATTTACCTGAAGCAAACCTATTAGGCACGGTTCACCTCTAGAAAAATAGCTGACGTGGGGCCAACCGCAGAGGAGCTTTTTCCCGGTCTTCGTCCGAAGCCATTTGCCACTGTTCTTCGTAAACAGACTTCAGCATCTCGAGCCGAGGCAGGGCATCTGGGATTTTCATGGCGAGGTAGTATGCCAAGCCCGCCACAAGGACGGGCAACATACGGAACGGGATATCCTGCGTGTTTGTACCGTTGCCAGCATCTTGGATACGACGCATACGCCAGTATACAAACGTGTAGTAATTACTCTGATCCGGACACGGCCAGACATTAATATTGGGGTAGTCAATACCCGCTGCCGGGTCGGGACCGGGATAAGTTGCACCAGACTGGCGGTTAATCCAGACCTGAATAGGTCTACCCTGAGCCAGCTTGTTGGGGATTGTGGCGTAGGTATCCACGCTAATACGGCTGATATTGATATCAGTTTGCGGAATAATACCCGGCTGAGTGCGAATAACCTGCTCAATGAGGTCGATAGTATCGGCAGGGAGGGTGTAAGTAATCTGGCCCTGAACCATAGGGATTGAACCCTGTTCAATGGTCCAGAGATTTATACCACGGTTTGCCCATTCAATAGATAGCAAGTTCAAGCTACGCCGCGCAGTACGCAAGTCATAACCCGTCCGCAGTTCCGCACCGCAACGCTCAAACGCCTCTTCCACAATAGTGTTGAGGTCCAGATTAAAGGTTGTAGTACCAGAAGTTGTCATCTAAACCGCGCCGTCTTTTTAGCAATAGCTTTAGGCTGCCTAACAAACTGTCTACCTTTAGCAGTCCCTTCCCGCTTCGCTCTAGTAGTGGCAGCATATTCAGCCCGTGATAAGGACTGACGTGCCGCCTTGGGTAGATACCGTTCACCAGTCGCTTTAGGTCCTTGGGTAGAAGGCATCCCAGACCTAGTTCCCCAGTCTTCCTTGGTCCACTTAGACAAAGATTTTTGAGCTTCAGTCTTCGGACCTTTGTACCCACCACCAGTTTTCTTATACCGCTGAGTAGCAAGTTGCGCTTTGCGGGCAGACCATTGACCCGGTTTGCCGCCTTTATCGCCAGCTTTTACACTAGCTACAATACGCTTCCACTTACCTTCATCAGTATGCGCCATTGTCTTAAACTACAATCATTAAGGGGTAAATGTCGTAGAATTAGGGTTAGCAGGCGCATTAGCTTGCTGTGGCGACTGCGTTTGCGGGGGCTGCTGCTGGTTCTGATTCCAGTCGTGGTGACCCCAACCACCGTACCCACCCTGCATCCAAGGTGGAGGACCGCCAAAACCACCCTGTTGCCCCNGCATCCACGGAGGGAGACCCCACCCGCCTTGCTGCCCCTGCTGAGCAAACTGGCTCATAAAGGGCTGCGCATAAGGGTTAAACCCCTGCGCATATGCCGGTAGTCCTGAGAAAAAACTACTCGGCACCGTCGGAAGGGCATTATTAGTTGTGGGCGCAGGAGCGCCGGAACTAGTACCTGAGAAAAAACTACTCGGCACCGTCGGAAGGGCATTATTAGTTGTGGGCGCAGGAGCGCCGGAACTAGTACCAAGAGTACTGTTGTCCTGCGTATTCGCAAACGATCCTGCGCCCATAACTTTAGCCTTTATGCATCTTCTTAAGTGTTTGGGCCAAACGAGCACGCTGGCCCATCTTCCCCGGTGCCTTAGCAGCCTTAGCCAACTTAGACGCCGGGATTTTTTGGCCCTTGGGAACATGCAAGGCAGAGCGCAGAGCGCCGGGGTGTTTAATAGCCCCAGCGATCCACTTCTTTGTCTTGCCACCCTTGGCGTAGACCGTCACGTCGTTAGGGTTGTCCTTACGAGTAATGGTCTTGGCCTTAGGCATTTTGGAAGGACGAACGTCCCCCATTCCCCGAGATGCCCGCATATTAGCACTTACCGCCTTTGCGGAGGACGACGCCACGGGTCTTACCCTTCTTAACGATAGGGCCATCCGCAGCTTTACGATAACCGCCCGAAGCAACCGTACCAGCATGATGCTTCTTGTGGCCGCCGCGCTTCATGCCACCATCATCGTGGTGCTTCTTATGGCCGCCACGGCGCATACCGCCGTCATCGTGATGCTTCTTGTGGCCGCCACGCTTCATGCCACCATCATCGTGATGCTTCTTGTGGCCGCCGCGCTTCATGCCACCATCGTCATGGTGCTTCTTGTGGCCGCCACGCTTCATACCACCGTCATCGTGGTGCTTCATGTGACCACCGCGCTTCATACCGGGAGCAGCAGGAGCCATAGGGGTCGCCATAGGGGTCGCCATCGGGGCACCCATAGAACGCGCACGGGCCGCACGGGCCAAAGCAGCGAGAGCCGCCAGACGGGGGGCAGCGCCACCACGGGCCATACCGCCATCATCATGATGCATCTTATGACCGCCACGACGCATACCACCGTCATCGTGGTGCATCTTATGGCCGCCGCGCTTCATGCCACCATCGTCATGGTGCTTCTTGTGTCCACCACGACGCATGCCACCGTCGTCATGATGCTTCTTATGTCCACCACGGCGCATACCGCCGTCATCGTGATGCTTCTTCATGGTACTTTTTCCTTT